AATCATCGAAGCGCCAACGCAAGCCCGAATCCCAGAGGGAATCCCTGTGATTGGAGTGGACGAGCCGTACATCATCGACCACCTGGGTGGAGACATCGCAGCCACCGCGGAGCCACCCAACAATGTCCTGGAGCTGGATACCTTCATTCACCCAGCATCAGCCACCTACATCCTGGGGAACACTCACTACCAGCGGCCATCCGATCACTTCGTTTGCAACCACCTGGTTGGAATCACGATGGACGACCTGGAAGTAGCCAATCATTCACCGTTCTACGGCAACCAGATGGCAGCAATGATCTGGTACGACCGTAAGCTGAAGGGAATATGAATCTCGAAGACCACAAGGCACGACACGTTGAGCTGCACCAGAAGTTCGATGAGCTGCTGGCCGACTTCATCGGACACACTGGCTGGCTCCCGAGCAAGACCACGTTGATGGACTTCATGCACTGGTCGCACGGCCAGACCACCAACCCGACACCAGGGCAAGGCGACGACCATGGACCGACCAATGAAGACCCAGGCAAGTTCGAGTCACCGGCCCAGCTGCTGAAGAGAACTCGTGGGAAAAAGAAAAGCCATGACTGAGTCATCCTGCAGCCACCCAGAAATCAAACGGTCCTACACCATCGATGGGAAGTGGTCGATCTGTGCTAACTGTGGTGAGTCGTTGATCGTGGTAAGTGACCGCGAGAACCTGTTGTACGGGATCTTCAAGGCCAGGCTCATGGAGGAAGTGAACGCCGTACACGAAGAACGAACAGACCAGCAGGCAGGCTTCGCTGTCGTGAAACGAATTGTCTCCCGCCTGGTGCAGATCGATGGCAGCTAAAAGGAAACCACTGACTGCCCTGGCCAAAAAGAGGGCCGCGACCAAACGTGCTGCGACTACCCTGGCTTTGAAGCACGACAAGTTCATCACTACCTACCTGCTCAACGGGGAGAATGGTACCCAGGCTTACCTGTCTGTCTGGCCGAAAGTGCAGGACAACACCGCCGCATCGAATGCCTGGAAGCTACTGAGAAATACTGATGTTATGCAGCGAATGCGTGAGCTACGGGTTATCGGCCACAAGAACCTGGTGCGCGGTTTCGAGGAAACTGTCCAGGAAGTGGGTGAGCTGGCGTTCTTCGATCCGATCAACATGTTCGATGAAGATGGCAAGCTGCTCGAGCTGTGGGAGATGGACGCGCCGACCAGGAAGATGGTCCACGAGATCGAGATGGTGATTGACCGCCAGGATCCGGAGAGCTTCGAGCATATTTGCAAGGTGAAGTACGGCAAGGACAAGGGCAAGTACCTGGACATGATGATGAAATTCCACAACGCATTCGGTGAGCACCAGCATGCCGGCAGCGGTACGATTGTCGTGCAGATGTATTGCGCCCAGGACGCTCACTTGTAGTAGGATCCGGTTATGGTAGCAGCCGTAGCCGAAGAGGCACCCGCGAAGTTCCAATACCAGCTGACGTCTGACCAGATGTCGGCTATGAATAACCTGGCCGCTGACGCCACGCACTGCGCCCTGGGTGGTGGATCTCGCTCGGGCAAAACCTTCCTGATCTGTCGTGCCATCTTCATGAGGGCATGCAAGACACCGAACTCCAGGCACCTGATCGCCAGGTATCGATTCAACGTATGCAAGACTGCCATCGGCCTGGACACCATCCCGAAGGTCGTGCGCCTGTGCTTCCCCGAGCTGCCGAGCGCAGATGACATGCTCGACAAGACTGACTGGTACTACAAGCTGCCGAACGGATCCGAGGTATGGGTGAGTGGCCTCGATGAGGAGAAGCGCGTAGAGAAGGTCCTGGGACACGAGTATGCGTCGATGTTTTTCAACGAGTGCAGCCAGATCCCCTGGAAGTCGGTCGAGACAGCACTGACCAGGCTGGCCCAGAAGACCAGCTGGGAAGAGTACGACAAGGACGACAAGCTGATTGCCAGGCACCAGGGCCTGAAGCTGAAGGCCTATTATGATTTGAACCCGCCGAGCAAGCGGCACTGGTCCTACATCCGCTTCATCGATAAGAAGGATCCGGAGCCACCACACCACCGGCTACCTGAGTTCGATTTCAATTACTTAACCATGAACCCGCACGGCAATGCGGCCAACCTGGACCCCAAGTACCTGGCACAACTCGAGCAACTGGGAGAGGCTGCGAAGAAGCGGTTTCTCTATGGCCAGTTTGCCGAGGATGCCGAGGGTGCGTTGTGGACCGAGGAGCTACTCGCGCAGAATCGAGTGCTCGGACAGGAAGGAGAGAAGCTGCCCCAGTGGCTTCGTATTGTTGTTGCCGTGGATCCATCCGGAACCAAGGGACCAGAAGACAAGCGATCAGACGAAGTCGGGATTGTTGTCGTCGCCCTTGGTACGGATGGACACGGGTACCTGCTCGAGGATCTCTCAGGCAAGTACCCACCCGAAGTCTGGGGGCAGATCGCTGCCGATGCATTCGACCGGCATGCTGCTGATCGCATCGTTGGCGAGGTCAACTATGGCGGTGACATGGTCCGCGCTGTCATCCAGGCCCAGGACAACAAGCTGCCATACACCGCAGTCACTGCCAGCCGAGGCAAGGAGGTTCGAGCCGAGCCGATCAGCGCCATCTACGAGCAGCGCAAGATTCATCACATCGGATACTTCCCAGAGATCGAGGAGCAGCTGCTGGCCATGCTTCAGAGCGGTTACGTTGGCCTGCGATCGCCCGACCGAGCTGATGCTGTGATCTGGGGATTCACCGAGCTGTTCCCGAAGATGGTCAAGAAGGACCACGGCCCGAGCATTCCACCAACCATCAACGTAGCACCGCGCAGTGCCAGGTCACACAAGTATGCCCAGAACCAGAACGTAAGAGTTAACACCGCCACTAAGCGCAGGATCCGGAGAAAGATATGAACGTAATCTACAAGTACCCACTGAAGGTCACCGACCGTCAAGATGTCGAGCTGTTCCAGGACTGCGACATCCTGTCGATCCAGAGGCAAAACGAAAAGCCATACATGTGGGTGATGCACGACACCAGCAAGCCAGTGATGAGGGTGACCATCCGCTGCATTGGCACTGGCCAACCGATCGATAAACAGGACCACCAGCTGTTGAAGTTCATCAGCACGGTGCAGTCTGGACCACCGCCACCGCTTGATATTGAGCTGGTGTGGCACTGGTTCCTGGAGCTGCCGGTATGAACGATGACACTGACAAGATCTTGCAGGCAGAGATGACCAACGAGGAAACCATCGTGTCCCTGACCAGGCTGTGCCGGCATCGAGGCAGATGCATGGATGATGACGTCAAGCTGGTTGAGCTGTACAAGCGCCTCGATCAGAACAACAAGGTCATCATCATGAACCTGGAGCAGCAGCTCAAGCTCGAACGCCAGCTGCCAGGCCTCAGTCGATGGATGACCGCGCTCAACAACTGGGCGAAGTCATGAAGTACTTCCACAAAATAGGTGGCCAGTTTACCGTCGAGCCTGTCCTCCAGGACCTGAGATCTCAGCCATTGCTCTGGGGTAAATCGCCCAGGGTGATCTTCCCAGGATCTCCGCACGTAGACACCGAGGACATCATCCTTCGAGGTCCGACCGGCTACCCGTACAAGAGCCTCGAGGAGCTGCATGTCGAGCTGGCCTGCGAGGACTACCCAGCCGGCGAACTGATGAAGGACACCCTGCAGATCGCGAACAACCTGGCGTACCTGCTGTCGAGTGACGAGATGCGACACCTGGACAGCCCGTTGCGCCTGGGCCGTGTGATCATGACCAGGATCAAGCCAGACAAAACGATCCACCCGCACCGCGACGAGGGGCCGGTACCTGAGTTCTATCGGCGATTCCACCTGGCGGTCCAGGGAGGCTTCGACAACATCTTCATGATCCGCGGCGAGGTCCAGCGCATGGAGACCGGCGAGATGTGGGAGTGTGATGTCCGAGAGACACACACCGTGATCAACCTGATGGAGGACGACCGGATCCACCTGGTCGTGGACATCGAGCGATGAGCATAGCCGACGACCTGGCAGACATGTGGCCAGACGACGACATCCTGCAGATCGACGGGTACGACAGCGCCATCATCGGAGTCGGTGAGCGGTGCGGACAGGTGCCGGTCCTGGTCTACGATGGCGCCAAGATCATGGAGATCCTGCTGCTGGAGATGGATGAAGATGACGCCCACGAATGGTACGACTTCAACATTGCCGGCGCCTGGCTTGGCGACAACACACCACTCCTGGTTACCAGGTGGACGGGACACAATGCCGATGCACCGTAAGAATAAATGCAAAGACGGGGCGCGTTCGCGTTCCCAGTATTCGCCCTGGTTCTGGCCCAGTGTCAGGCGCAGGCGTATCCGCAACAAGATTGCCAAGATCTCGAGGAGGGCAAACCGATGAGCGAATTGACTGACGACATCAACGGGATTGCCGAGGCGATAGAGGAACAGATGCCTGGCTCTGCCCAGCGGCTGTACGACCTGGCTGATGCCATTGGCAAGATCGAGCAGTGGGCGAAGGCCTACCCCGAAGACATCTTCATCCCGATGACCAGCGAGGATTGGCAGCAGCACCACGAGATCTTGAAGGGTGCCAACCGATCTGGATCCGCTGCAGCTGCTGACTCGATGCGTCACGTTGCCGTGGGTATGCAGAAAATATTGGACGAGGTAAAGCTATGATTACATACCAGGTTGAGAAGTGGGACGATTGCTACGAGGAAGCGAAGCCGATGCTCGAGGCTCACTACATTGAGATCGCCACCGACAAAGCGATCAAGCCATACGATCCGGACCTCGAGCGGTACCTGGCGATGGAAGAGCAGGGCATGCTGCGGATCTTCACGGCCAGGGATCGGCCCGACCAGGAGGAGGACTACCCGATGAACCCATTGACTGCCGACCAACGCAATGGTCGCCTGATCGGCTACTTCGTTACGTTCGTGATGCCAGGCCTGCACTACCAGCAGACCTCGATGGCGATCAACGACATCATGTACGTGGAGCCAGCCCACCGCGGCGGCACGGTCGGGTACCGGCTCATCAAGCAGGCAGCTCTGGACCTAAAAAACCTTGGAGCTGACATCTTGATTATTCACATGAAAACAGATTACCCTTTCCGTTCATTGCTCCAGAAACTTGATTTCCACCTAACTGAAGAGAACTGGGAGAGGGTACTGTAATGCCAGACTATGGATCCACGAAGAAGAATGTCGGCTCTGCCAAGATCAAAGATGGCACCGAAGGCAACTACGATATGGGAGTGCTGAAGGACTTTGGTCCCAACAAGGGCGCCCGTAACCGCAACAGCCTGAACCACGACGAGGGAGGTGGTGGTGGTCAATTCAAGGATACTGACAACGATGCAAATGGAGATGGATTCGGAGGCAACCTGAAGAAGCCTCGTGCCGGTGACGCTTAGTCATGGGTAGGCAAGACGACGAGAACCAGCGCCGAGGCCAATCGGCCCAAGATGAATGGGCGCGTGGCAAGCAAGGCAGGGTAAAAGTTGGCCGAGGCAAGAGTGCAGAGTGGCGCACAACCTACGGCAAACCTGGTGGAACGGCAAAGAAAACCGGAGCGGGTGAAACCAAGGGAAGAAAAACCTACGCAGCTGGCTCCAACGTCCTCGACCGCAAGAAGTATGGAACCTACGATGAATCAATAGCAGGTGGATCCCGCGCCGACGACCCGCGCAACTGGGAGTTCCACTACAAAGAACCAAAAGCAGGAGCTGTCGGGACCAGTCGCGGCAAAGGCGAGGGCCGCACCAACCCACGAACGGACGCCAGGAACAAAGCCCAGAGGGCCGCACGAGAGAGCGGCAAGTCAGTCTACGAGGTCAAGAAGATCGAGTGGGAGACCGCTGGGATCAAGCAGACAACAAAACAATCAAGAGAAGATAGTAAAGCAATGGGCGCGAGTCGAGGAACCTCGAGAGTCGGGCAGAATATCTCAGCACAAAAGCAGATGGCCGAACGGCGCCGAGGCCGAGGTAGTGCGCAGCGCGGATCCGGTCCATTTGATGACGCTAAAACCAAAAGCAGATCGAGGATCGCATAATGGCAGCAACAGCAGTGATGGCCGCGGTGTCCGCATACACCGGCCACAAGAGTTCCCAGGAAGCGAAGAAGTCCAGGCAGGCAGCGGAGAAACAGTCCGAGCTGGCCAGGGCAGACGCACTTAAATCCGAGAAGGAAGCCAAGGCACAACAGGAAGAGGAAGCCAGGAAGCTGGCCGAGTCAACCCCGACCGGATCCATGAGCACGACATCCAGGATTGCAGCGCAGAAACAAATTGCGATGCGCCGTGCCGGCACTGGTCGATCAGGTACCGTACTCGACAAAACTTCAGCCCTGGGTTAAGTCATGCCGATGTCTCCTGGCATGCTCCGGAAGTTTTCTCGAGAGCGATTCGAGAAGCAGTATCCTGTGCTCAGTTTGTGGCAGGAACTGGCCGAGAACTTCTACCCCGAGCGCAATGATTTTCTCCGGACCCATTACATCGGCGAGGAGCTGACCGACTCCCTGGCATCATCCCAACCCCTACTGATCAGGCGTGAACTCGCCAACAGCCTCGAGGCCATGCTCCGTGATGGCGAGTGGTTCAGTATCGGCATCGAAGGCGAACCCGATCACGAGGGCAAGATGTGGCTGGAGTGGGCAAGCAAGCGATTGATGATGCTGATGAACCAGCGCAACGCAAACTTCCGCAGGGCCACCAAGGAGATGGACAACGACTACATCACTTTTGGCAATGGCGTGATGTCGATTGAATTGAACCGCCAGGCCAGTGGTCTGCTGTTCCGCACCTGGCACATGAAGGACATCGCCTGGTGGGATGATGAGAATGGCCAGGTCGATGGCGTGGTCCGCAAGGAGGACATCGCGCTGTACAAGATGGCGCAGTACTACGGCGCGGACAACATGCCGATCGAGCACCGCAAGCTGCTGAAGGAGAAGCCATTCCACGAGGTGCCGATCCACCACTTCGACATCACCAGCCAGATGTACGACGATACACAGTACGACAGATTTCCGCGGGTCCAGCTCACCATGGATCTGCAGACCGAGAAGATCATGGAGATCGGTGGCAGCATGCACCCACGCTACATCGTCCCTCGATTCCAGACCATAGCCAACTCACCCTACGCCTACAGCCCAGCGACTGTGGTCGGGTTGCCCGATGCCAGGACCTTGCAAGCTATGACGCATACCTTGCTCGAGGCCGGCGAACGGCATGCCCGACCCCCAATCATTGCGACCGAGAATGTCATTCGAGGAGATGCGAATCTCTACCCTGACGGCATCACGTTCGTGTCCGAAGATTACGATGAGCGCCTGGGCGCCAGCCTGCGGCCCCTGGTCCAGGACAGCAAAGGATTCCCGTTTGGCCTGCAGATGCGTGAAGGTATTGTCGAGGTCCTGCAATCAGCCTTTTACGTCAATAAAATCAACATGCCTGACGTTGGAAGGGAGATGACAGCCTACGAGGTCAGCGAAAGAATGAAGCAATTCAGGCGTGAGAATCTACCGCTTTTCGCACCTATCGAGCACGAGTACTCGGGCCGCATGTGTGAGCTGGCCTTCGAGACCGCACTGAAGCATGGCTTCCTGGGATCTCCGCAAGACATCCCGAAGTCATTGCTCGGCCAGGACATCCGATTCAAGTTCGAGTCACCGCTGTCCGAAGCCGACGAGGAGAAGAAGGTCACGCAGTTCCAACAGGTCGCGCAGCTACTCGAGACAGCAGCAGCCGGCGATCCCGCCGTGGCCAACCATGTCGATTTTGGTGTATCACTTCGCGATGCCATCCAGGGATCCGGAGCGCCAGAAAAATGGCTGCGTAGTCTGAACGATGTGAAGGCGATGACCGAGCAACAACAAGCAGCCCAACAACAGCAAGCAACCGCCGCAGCGGCGATGGAGGCAGCATAATGGTACCACCGAAAAAGAAACAACCAACGAAACGTCCACCGATGCCCAGGCGCAAAGGTTACTGAGATGGAGCAGCCGAAGACTACACCTGGTGGCGCCAACACGCCGAAGCCAGATTCCAATCGGGACTGCAAGGATAAGTCTGACGATGGTAGGAACCTGAGTAACCCGCACGACTACCAAACCAACGGCTTCAAAAAGCACCGAGATCAAACGCCTATTTGAGGAACCATGCCCAAAAAACAATTCAATGTCTTCGAGGTCCCAGCCCTGGAAAGACACGAACTGGTCGCGCTGCAAATGTGCGCGGATCCAGAAGAGAACGCCAACCCCGAGCAGCAGGCGATCGCGATCAAAGTGATATGCGAGAAGATCTGTGTGATGGACATCCAGGCCATCCAGTTTGGCGCACCCGACGAGACCGGCTTCATCAATGGTCGCGTCTTCGTAGGTAAAGAGATCTTTCGTCAACGCCGCAAACCAGTTGGCGAGATTGATGCTGATCAACAACAATAGGAGAATACCCAGTGAAATTCATGAATAACAGGTGGCTGCACAGTCAGCCGTACAGAGCAGCAGCCGGCGACGATGGCGGCGATGGTGGTGGTGGAGATCCTCCCGCAGGCGATCCCCCAGCTGGAGATCCTCCTGCAGGTGACCCACCAGCTGGAGATCCCCCTGGTGATGACGGTAGCGGTGCCGGCGACACCTGGCGCACCAACCTGGCCGGCGAGAATGAAGACTGGGGTAAGCGCCTCGAGCGATACACCGACCAGGACAAGTTCCTCGAGTCAGCATTCCAGGCACACGACAAGATCCGAGCCGGCGAGTTATCGACCGGCCTGCCTGCGGATCCAACCGAAGAGCAGCACAACGACTTCCGCATAGCCAACGACATCCCGCTCACAGCTGACAAGTACGATTACGGTGGCGCCGAGCGTGAGCTGTCCGAGATGGATCTCGAGATGCTGGG